AAAGCTATAGATATTGTATCTATTAAGCTTAATAAGGATGGCTTATACGCTGTCTGTAATAAGCCTGATACAAGTATTATTCTATTAGCAAAGTACAGTAAAGCGTTTAATGTAGAACAAGAAGTCACCCTTAATATTGGGGATGTTAAGAAACTACTTAGAGTAATTGACTGTATTGATGAAGACGAGCTTGTATTTACAATCGAATCTAATCACCTTTATTATAAAACTGATAAACTACAGTTTAAGTATCATTTCTTAGACGATTCTGTAGTACCTAAGGTAACATTAAAGCGTGAAAAGATTGAAGCATTAACTAATGATACTTTCTTTAATATTGATATAAAGAAATTACAGGAAATATTAAAGGCTAGTTCATTTACCACAGACACTAATAAGATTTACTTGTACGGTCAATCTGATGGTGTGTATTGTGAGTTAGGAGATAAAGAAAAGAGTAACACAGATAATATCAGTCTTAAAGTAGCTGATAAAGTAGAAGGACAGCCATTTAATCAGATTATTCCTTTTAATCTTGATATATTTCGTATACTAACAGGTGTAAAGTTTGATAATGCACGTGTTGGTATTAACTTAAAGTTTAAAGTAATGTCGTTTTATGTCAAACCTACTGAGGAGACAGACTTTACTTTTGTAATATCAGGATTAGTTAAATAATGGCTAATAAGATAACAACACAAAGTTATTTTATAAAAAGACTTAAAGACTCTGGTTACATGGTCTATAAGATCTATGACGAGTATAGTGAAGCAGATCCTCGTAACTGGACGGTAATGATCGATCCGGGTAATGCTTCAGTATTCTGTACTTGTTACAATAACGATAGTACTTTTGGAGAATACTATTTTGAATTTTATGATGGTGGTCAATTTATTCCTGAGAAGTTTAAGTTGAAAACCGACTCAATTGAGGTTATAATAAGCTATTTAGTAAAATATGGAATCAACAACAAATCAGAGTTATACATCGGGCGAAAAGTTTGAGTCCGATAAGAAATCTTTTAATATGTCAAACGAAATTAAACACCCAACCCTTCCTACAGCTAATAGTAGTATGGTTACTACAGATGAAGATAGGAAAGCTATTATTGATAAAGCAGCAGAAGCGTATTCAACCTTTCTAGATGCACTACGTATTGATTGGCGTAATGACGTCAATAGTGCTGATACACCTCGTCGTGTAGCTAAAGCTTATGTATGTGACCTTATTAAAGGTTGTTATGAAGGCCCACCAAAGATTACTACATTCCCTTCAGACGGTTATGATGGTATTGTTAGTCAGATGAATATACCTGTAGTGTCTATGTGTTCTCACCACCATTTAGCTTTTACTGGTGTTGCTCACGTAGCTTATATTCCTGATAAGAACGGTCAAGTTATTGGTCTATCTAAGCTTAATCGTATTGTAGAGCATTATGCTCGTCGCCCTCAAATCCAAGAAGGTTTAACAGTTCAGATTCATCAAGCAATTGATCAACTCTGTACCGGTAATCAAGGTGTAGCAGTCATTCTTAAATGTGCTCATACTTGTGCATGCCATCGCGGTGTAAAGCATCATGGTTGTGCTATGATTACCTCTAAGCTATCTGGGGATTTTATGAACGAACCACAAACTCGTAAAGAGTTTTACGATTTCGTAGCTTCCGCTGAACGAGACACTAAATAATATTAATGGCCGCTAAAAAACCAACGAAAGGTAATAAGGCTCAGACGAAGAAAAAAGATGTACTATCTGAGCAGCCTAAGGCTGTTGCTTCTACAACAGCCTCTGCTTCAGCGCCTGTACAACAAGAAATGACTCAGCTAGAGCAAGCCAGTATCAATCAAATGATACAGCTTGCCAAGCTTGAGTATATGAAATCCCTTAAAAATAAGATTGTACAAGAAAAGCGTAAAGAAATTGACTCTCTAGATATGCAAATTAAAGAGTTCTTAGGACCTTACATGCTTATCGGTTACGATCTTAACAATCAGCCTGTTGAAATTGTTTCTGCAGAGGATCCAGCTTCTCACGATGCTTTATTAGAACGTTTTCGTAGAGTAATGTTTAAGATCAATCAGAATATAATGCAAAGTAATGGAACTGATCCGTATGGTTTTAAAGACACTCCTGAACAGGATTAAAGAATACTTCTATCCTCCAGAAAGAAACATATACGTAGTTAGAGAGGGTACATATAAAGGAGAATGGTTAGTACCAGTTTCATTTTTACCTGGTCAAACTGTTTTCTTTTCATTACCAGACAGACACATAAGAACTATCCCTAATAACGAAATAGAAACTGGACTACAAAATAAAATAATAGATCTAGTTGACGTTTTACCTAAAAAAGTATATAATAGCTGTTTAGCAGAATACAAACACAAATTAAAGCAAGATGACGACATTATTAATAGACGGCAACAACACCCTACACCGGGCGTATTGGATCGCCAACAACGTAGGCAAGCCTCTAGTAAATTCAAAGGGAATTAATACTGGTAGTATTTTTGCTTTTCTTAAGACCATTAAGTCTAATGCTGCACAATTCAATGCTGATAGAATCTATATTGCTTGGGATAAAAAATTAGGTAATAAAGAAAACTTTCGTAAAACTCTTACAGAAGGTACATACAAAGGTAATAGAGACCAAGAACGTAATAAAGCTGTTTACGGAGAAGCAGATGCTATTGTTGAAGTAACAACTACTCTTGGAATAAGAAACATATTTCCAGGTAATTTAGAAGCTGATGATGTTATTAGTTGGTTGAGTAAGGAGATTTCCGGTAAAAAGATTATCATTAGTGTTGATAACGATTTTGCACAGTTAGTTAACCCGGATGTTTCTTTCTATAACCCGATTAAAAAGCTTCTTGTAGATACTAATAACTTCGAAGAACACTACGGTTTATCACCAGAAGAATTTGTTATCTATAAGTGTATTGCTGGTGATAAATCCGATAACGTACAAGGTATTGAAGGTGTAGGTAAGGTTAGAGGTAAAAAGCTAGCTAAGCAATGGGTAGCTAAAGAAGCAAAAGCAAAAGAATTATGTGATGCAGTTATAACCACTAATCGCCCTTTAGTAGACCTTGCACACGGTTTAGCTGTACATCCAGAAGAAGTAGAATTGTATTTTGAGCAATTCAAAGCGTTATCTGAATCTAAAACAGATTTCGATGGTTTTGAAGAGAAGTGCAAAGAGCTCGAATTTAACAGTATTTTAGAGAAGATAAACGATTGGAAGAAAACATTTAATAAACAAGCAAATAACCAAGCTTTAGTTGATTTCTGTAAGATGTTCGGATAAGTATACGTATGAATGAAAGCGTATCTCCACGTCCAGAAAGCTGCCACATATGTGGTAATGGTCCTGTACACCCTCGCATTATACAAGTTACAAGAGTAGATAAAATTATTAATGAAGCTCATTGGATTTGCCCTAAATGTGGCGGTAGATTCAAGATCGGAACAGTAAGTATACAGGAACGTGAGCAAAAGAAAAACAAATAAACTTCTTAGCGAAGCTGAATACTATACAGGTGTTGAACAAACACCTCGTACGCCAGAAACTATGTCTGCGTATGAGTATAGCAAAGACAACACACCCACTCTCGAGAAATTAGCTAATCTGAAAAATAATGGTCAAGGCGGAGCTAATCCAGAAGCCTTACCATATCCATTACAAGATTCTGTACTTCAATTAGCTAATCTTTATCTTCAAACACTAGATTTAAAGAATAAAGCAGCAACAGCTGCAACTTTACCATTATTTAAAGGTAAAGAGAAGGAACTTAAGAGGTTTCGTGCGAAGCTTGCCGGTATTATGGTAGCGTATAAAGAATTAGCTGCCCAATTAAACAACTTTACTCTTGCACCTAAGTGAATAAGTTACTCTAATACGAGTAACATATGAAACAAACATTAATAGCCCTTCTGGGGTCGGTCTTAAAAGCTGCTGCAGTAAGCTTAATATTTGCAGGGCTTGCATACTTCACTAAACAATCAATTATAGTATGGTTCCTTGGAACCTTTATTGCACAGTTTGTATTGTTTTATCTTTACGGTATCTATCTAGATTATCGTGCTGCAAAAGATAGTCGTGCTTTAGCTCTTAAAGAGCTTGAAATACTCTCTAAAATCACTTTTAATGTGCCTTGTGCTGCTTGTAAACAAGTAAATGAAGTAGTAATAAACGCGCAAGAAGATACGGGTTTTGTTTGTGCATTTTGTCAAACTAAAAACTCTGTATATGTAAGTGTAGAAGCAGCAGTAGTTACTGAACCAATTACAACCACTAATTTATAATACCTATAATGAACGAAATCATGATTGAAGAGAACGAAAAGAGTAGCCGTAGTATTACTACATATGAATTTGCCCGCTGGGCTGCCTTATTAGAGGCTGTTGATCTTATTGCCGAGAAATGTGAAGATAGAGGCATTGATTTTAACGGACCAGAAGGCATGAAGTATATCAAACCTTTAGATATACAAGATTATGTAGATAACCGTACAGACACTCTTTTAATGAAGATACAAACAGCTCGTGGTATTGAAAAAACTTTAAGTAATATTAAATGTTTACAGATGGAGAGCAAACTACGTAAACTAGAAGTATACGAATAATATGTACTACGCAGAAAGAAGAAGTGATAGAATTACAATACATGAAGCTTCTGGCGCACCATGGTTTGAAGTTTTTATAAACAATTCTATATCTGGTTATAGCTTATCTGGAGATATTTTATCTATATCTTATAGTAGTGGTAATACCAGTGTAGAGGTGTATAATGTACGTCAACGAAACCGTGTACGATGAATATTGTAATTATGGATTCGTCTGCAGTACGGATGAATGCAAAAATGGTATTAGAAGAAGGCTTATTTTTAGTTGATCCTGAAAAGGATCAATGGTGTGCAGGTTATCAAAATGCCAAGTCCTTTCCCTCTCCTAATGAAGCTATTGAAGTCGCAAAAAAGATTGCACCTACTTTAGCTAAAATGCCAAGAGTGTTTTCAATCCAGCAAAACGGTCCATCTATCAATATTACAGAATACAAATACTAATAGTTGCTTTTTTTAAGATTACATTGATAATAATTTTATGTTTATTACACTAACTAACGCTAACCCTTCTCATAAAAACAAGACAATTGTACTGAATGTTAATTCTATTGTCAGCGTACATCGAAATATTGCAAATAGAGAAGATGGTACTATTGAAGAAGTTACGTTTATACACTGTCCACCACATGGTACTTGGGAAGTGGTAGAACCTCTAGAAAAAGTATTATCATTACTTAATAACGAAAAACCTCGTAAGAAAGCTTAATTGTTTGCAAACTATTAATCACATTTACCACAATATACCTGGTTGGTTTACATTTCCAGGTTTATATAAACAAATAGTAGATATAGCTTCAAACGAAAGCTATTTCGTAGAGGTGGGTGCTTTCATGGGTAGGTCTACTTCTTATATGGCAGTAGAAATTATTAATAGTGGTAAAAAAATTAAGTTCGATGTTGTAGATACGTGGGAAGGTAGTATAGAGCATGAATTAAAAACTAAAGAAGAGCATGAATGGCTTTATAATTCGTTCTTACGTAATATTGAACCAGTCAAACATGTAATTAACCCTATACGTATGATTTCTGTAGAAGCTTCGAAACTATACACAGACAACACATTAGATTTTGTGTTTATAGATGCCGGTCACGAGTATGAAGATGTTAAAAACGATTTATATGCTTGGTATCCTAAAATTAAAACAGGTGGTATTATTGCTGGTCACGATTATTTTGATCCTTCAGATCCCGAACACGGACATAAGTTTCCTGGCGTAAAGAAAGCGGTAGATGAATTCTTTACAACAGGTGTAATGAGTAGCAATACAGAATATTGCTGGTTTAAGACTAAAACATAATATGATACATATAGTTACATGTTGGACTAGATCGCCTGAGGTCTTAGATAGAATATATCAATCTCTACAAACTATTACTATCCCGTATCATTGGTTTATTGTCACAACTAAAGTAGAACTAGATACCAGCAAGTACCAAAATACAACTAAATTAGTTAAACCAGGTAGTATGCCTATGCACACTGGTGTTAATTATTACTATGATGTAATACCTGATACCGGGCAGTGGGTATATGTGTTAGATGACGATAATATAATACACCCTAATTTTTCTAGTGTAGGTAGTTATATTGATGATACTACTATCGATATAATCGTGGTAGGGCAGAGACTAGACTATTGGGAAATTAGATACATAGAGAATACAGTTGACATTGCACCGCAAAAAATAGATAATGGTCAGTTTTTAGTACGTAGGTGGGCAGTAGGTACTTTAAGATATTGGCCGATTTATAGAGGTGATGGTTACTTTATAACTGAGATGAAAATACTAACACGAGAGCGTGGTAGAGGTGTTAAGTTAGTACCAGTTGAAGCTACATACTATAACGCACAGCATTGGTTAAGGCCTTAATTCTATGAACAATCACATTATATCATTATTAAAAGCAATTACTTATAGAGTGTTAGGTAGTCTAGCGACTTTTTTTATTAGCTATTTTTTAACTAAACGCGCAGACTTATCAATAGGAATAGCCAGTATCGACTTTTTCGGTAAAATAATATTATACTACGTCCACGACAGAGTGTGGAATATAATACTTAATAAAAAAACAAAGTCTTAAATCTTTAAGCTTTCTGGTTTAGTAGAGCGAATATAAACTTCACCCCAGACTTCTAGCTCGCCCATAAGAGCTTGAAACTCTTTTTGAGACAATTTATCTAGGTCTGCTAACTTAGCATGAATTTCTTCTGCCATCTTTTTATAATGAGCATCTCTATTTTCTTTGGTAGCCCACTGTTCTGATTCTTTATAAGGTTTAGCTTTAGCGGCAAAGTGAATAGCTGTTAAAGTACTGAAACCACCTTTTTCTTTAGAACTATGAGCAATTTTAGCCGCACCATGCGCGCGCTTGGTTAAGAACTGTTCAAATGATTCCTCTGTTTCTGGTTCAGGCTGAACACGTTTTTCCATCATTAATTGATACTGTTCTGCTAAAACTTTTAAGTTGCTATTCATAGTAAATATGTTATATTACTTATTGTTATTTGACATATTTTATGGGCCTGTACCAGATTCGACTCTGTGGCAAATGTATTAGAAGCAAGCAGGATTAGTAAATCCTTTATAAATTACTACAAAAACAAACGGCATTATCAATAGCCTCAAGAACGCAGTCGCTTCCGTGAAAGAATCCCTTTCATTCGGCGATAGCTTCGTACTCGCAGCTGCTTAAGCTCGATCGGTTATAATACGGATTCTCGCTACATATTATAATCGTCATTCAGCGAGACTGACTATTCAATGGTAGTAGAATAGCAGGAACACTACCAAACAACTTGTGTATCAGCACTATGGGTATACATTTCATTAATAGTGCTAAGCTTGTAGAAACTGATAAGAACGTTACGGAACACCCGGGGGCAGTACCCGGCAGGTCCACCATTTTAGATCCAAATAGAAGTGATAGTTTATTCCTATGGATTTTCTTCTTAATATATAAGAAACACAAGTAAGTATTTGTGCTGGTGACATTATCCAGCATAACAACCAAAGCCCCCGGGCTGCGGTTCTCAACAAAACAACACATATGCAAGTATTAATCGTAACAAGTTATCTTGCTGTTGGTGGTCTTGTTAGACTCGCGTACGAGGACTATAAGATAGGAAACAGTAAGACAAAGTCAAAGTTCGTTGAAAGTATTAAAAAGTTTTGGGTAGGGTTTAAGGCAGCTTGGAAAGAAGCTATCTCCGCCCCACACCAACATCTATTTTAATACTATAAGTTAGCAAATAACGCCCGGCTTGGAGCAATCTGAGCCGGGTTCCTTATTGAATTTAATAGGAACTAATATATAATATAGTTAATGGCAACTTCAGCTCAGCTTTCTATTAATAATCAAAACGCACAAGTTTGGACTAATTGGAGTGCAAATACTGAGCGAGATTTTAAATCTTGTGTAAAAGAAGTATTCAATAATTTAAATACATTATACCCTTCATTAGTTTTTAAACATAAGAGCTCGGTAAGAAACAACGTACTGTTTGAAAGCTTTATAAAATACGATAGCAATCACGTTATACAAGCAGGTAGCGATAGAGGTACAGCTAGACCAGATGGTGGTGTTATATTAGTACAAGGTACTGATACCTGGTATCCAGTATTTATAGGAGAAAATAAACATCAAGAAAATAACCCAGGTAACGCTATTGAACGTTCTTTAAAAAATATTTCTTTCTTTAAAAACTATTTAATAACTGAAGATTACTTTCCTTATTTAATTAGTATAAATGGAGCTATTGTTAACGACAGTAGAAAAGCTCTATTTGATAGAATAACACAAGACGGGGGGTTTATGCCTGTTAATACAGTGTTTGTAAAGAGTAATCCTAAAACACCTCGTCTTCGTCCTTTTACAGTTGCTCTTGATAAAGAGTTTAATTATGATAAAATAAGAGACTTTACTTTAAAGATTATTTCTGAATCTTTAGATTATTTGTTAAGTAACAATAAATTGCCCCTATCGTCTAACGGTTAGGATAGTCAGGTTTTTAAGTCAAAACGGCCTGTTCGTATAGAAGACAGTACATCCGCCTTTCACGTGGAAAAGATGGGAGCGTTACCCATACAGGCTACCAATTATTTATTGAAATCAAATAGAAAATATAGGTTCGATCAGTAAATATAATAAGTGAAACAATGCCCAAAATGTAAAAATTCGCACAATAAGCCAGGCGCGTATTGCTGTCGTAAATGTGCGAATAGTAGAGTTTTTTCCTGTGAAGCTATACTCAAAAAATCGATAAGTGCAAAAACATCTCAAAAAGTAAAAAAAGCAATTGAATTAAGACTAGAAAAAAGAATAACTAAAACATGTCCAGTTTGCAAAAACACATTTAATGTACCGGCTTGTAACATTATTCGTATCTATTGTAGTACTTCGTGTTACAATAACGATATAGGTAAAAAATATAAGAAAAAGGCACCTGGCGGTTATAGGAAAGGTTCAGGTATAGGTATTAGCGGTTGGTATAAAGGTTTTTACTGTGATAGTAGCTGGGAATTAGCATATGTTATATATTGCTTAGACAATAATATTAATATTATACGCAATACTATGCCAAGACATTATATATGGAACGGTGTAAACAAAAAATATTTTCCAGATTTTATTGTTCAAGGTATATTGACAGAAATAAAGGGATATAAAACAGATCAATGGAAAGCCAAATTAAAATACAATCCTGACGTAAGAGCATTATACAAAGAAGATCTAATAGATGTATTTGAATATGTTGAAAACAAATACGGAAAAAACTTTATTGAATTATATGAATAGATCAGTGTTTAATTTTCTTTGGTGGTACCAATTTAGATTTTTTAAGCATAAAAAAAACAGTAATAAAAGTTGATTAAAATCGGCAATAATATATAAATATAGAGTATGAAGAAACTATTAACATTCCTCGCATTAGCATTAATCGCAATCGTTGTAAAAGCTGCTCCAGTTAGCGGTGACTTAGATCTCGGATTTACATCAAAGTTAATCCAGCAGGGTCAATTAGTCGGTACTAACTATGCAACAGCTGGCGTTGGCACAAATGTATATGGCATTGATCTTGCTGTAACAGCATTTGACAAAGTCAGTTCAACAACCACAACATCAGTTGTAGCTGGTAAACCAGTATCAACAACAGATGCTTCTGGTCTAAAGCGCGTTTATCTCGATGCTGGTTATAAATTCACGTCTCCTCTCGCTGACTTAACACTCGGTGCAGAATTAAGACACGTAAATGCAGCTGAAGCCGTTGGTCAAGCTAACCACAACTTTTTACCATTTGTTAAATTAAGTGGTAGCTGGTTCGGTGGTCATCTTAACTGGCAGGGCCGCGCTCTTAACGATACAATGAATCGTAGCAACAACTATGAATTCGGTGTTAATACACCAATTAATACGTTTGGCGCTCTTAAAGTTGTACCAGCAATTGTTGTTGGCTTTAATGATCCAGGTGCTGCTACAATTGCTGCTCTTAAGAACGTTAAGAAATATTATCAACCAGGAATTGGTCTTGAGTTCCACGGTGTAGCTGCAAATCTATTTGCACAACGTACCGACTTAACGAGCTCTGCTAACCAGATTACCGGTTATAATGTTGGTTACAAATTCAAGTTCTAAGACCTAGAACAGTTCACACCTAACAAACATCTAACCCCTCACTTCGGTGCAGGGGTTTTTTTATGTTCGTCAATATGGAACTGAAGTGCTCTATTAAGTTTGTGTGAAAACTTTTCAGGTGTAATACCTGCTTTTTCTTGCAAAGCAATCTCTGCTTTAAGAGCTTTCAAAAATCCTTCTGATAAATTAAAGTTTTTAGGGTAGAACATGCGCTGTTCTTTTTTAATCATACCATAAGATTCCATTAATTCGAAAAACGTCATATTAGTATTTATACTTACCTTATGAATATACCCTGTATAAACATGAAAAATCCAATGTTTATACTTGATTAAGTAGAAATATGGTATAACATAGTACCTGTAACCAATATAAACTATGTCTAAGGAAGAATACGTAAAATTACAGGCTGTTATTGCAGCTTTACAAAAAACTGTAGAAGATCAAGAAAAGATCGATGAAATCCTCGATCTATTAAGCAATGCTACTGTAGCTGTTGATGAAGCAGCTAAATCAGAAGAAGAAGCAATTGACCCTTCTGAAGAAACAGGTAACGATGAAGAAGGCGAACCAAAGCCAAAGCAACAATTCGTTATGCTTGTATCTGATACTACCGGCATTATTACTAAAGACTTGGTAGGTTGGGTATTACAGATTCCAGAGGATGATGATGTAGTTACTGTTATTGACTCTATCAAGAATGGTGCTTACAACTTTAACGCTTCTAAGAAAGGCCAAAAGTATCCAGTATCGTCTATTGGTCAAGCAATTGCTAACGTACCAAATAAGTTCTTTAAGACTAATAATCTAAAGATTAAGACAAAAGAGCCTGTACAGATTATTACTACTAATAACGTATTACCGAGGTCTTAAGTACCAGGCACCATCGCCGGTCCTGCAACATTAGAACCAGGACCGTTCGGGTAGTTAATAGGTGATCCCTCCACACCAACTGAATAAAGTGAAGGTGGAGGAACACCCACTGTAGGTACTCTTCCGTCAAAGCGAGGTTCTGCATTAATAGCTACAGCATCAGAGCTTCCGATAACTGAAGCAGCATAGGTATTAAATTCGTTAGGTCCTGGTACTACTACTCCGTTTACCGCTGGCTTGTTCTTAAGTGTAAGAGGTATATTCTTAAACACATGAGAGTGAGGTTGTGCTATAGTTAGCATACCAGTACCTAAACTGTTAAGTGTGATAGTACCGGTAGTTATTGAAAGATTGACAAATTGAGGTTGTGTAGCACCGATTTGAGAAGCACCGCTAAATACTTTTAATTCAGGTATAATTACACCAATTGTACCGTATGGGTCAGCGCCTATTATATTCCACCCACCTGCAGGTTGACCTGTCAGGCCAGCTTCATTTACTACTGGTCCTTGAGCAACAATTTGAGTGTTTTCGGTAACTTGATACTCGATAGGGGCTGTAATATGGTTTACGAATAATTCTCCTTCTACATAAGCACCACCACCAATAATAACGTTCTTTGAAACACCTAATGTACTATCTACAACAACTTGTCTATCAAGATTGCTCTTTAGTACTAAGGAATCACCATTAATAGTTACTACACTACCGTCTATAGATACTTGACCTCCATTAGCACCTACATTAATTTGGTCACCCCTTACATCTACTATACCACCCATCATCTTTAGGTTACCAGTAGTTTGTATTGATGCTCCACCCGCTCCAGATTGTACTTTAAACCTGCTTGTAGCAAATATATCTAAATTACCACCAGGCATATCTGGAACAAATAGTTCCTTATAAGGTGCGATAATTTCTGTAATAGGTTGAAAATATCCTGCTGCAATATTAGGAGAAACACTAGTTACGAGGTTTAAACCGTTAACAAGATCAGGTACATTGGTATAAGCCTGAGCTGTATTTTGTACTAAACCAACTGTAATAACCTTATGTTTTGCAATAAACTCAAAACTATTACCACCAAACCCCATTTGTTTTTCTTGTGGTGTAATAGCAGAAAGAGTTTTAGTTAGTATTGATTGTATTTGTGTTGGGTCTGTTACTCCACTTAATTGAGAATACGACTCATACCAACTGTTTATTGCATCAAAGTTAAAGTTACCAACCTTAAGCCAATGATCTCCTTGTACAATATAATCATTGTCTCTACCTACAAATGTACTATTATTACCGTTTACTGTTTCAAACTTATCTGCTAAAGTTAATAACTGTAAGTTCTTAGGGTTAAATAAAGAAGTAAAAGCATTATTTAACTCATAATAACCACCACCGAAATGAGTTACTTTGTACGATTCTCTATCAGTAGTGTTAATAATCTCTATTGCTGCACCGCGCTGGTTGATAACCATCTTATTACGGTAGGTAGAGTTATCTGATGTAACATTGGTGCTCTTATTTTCATATACACCGGGATAATCAGGATAAGAACCATCTCCAGACTTAAATATACTGTTAAAATCTTCTTGACCGAATGCAGCACCAAAATATCTTGGATGCATTGGCATACCGTCTTTAAAAAACACCCAAACATGGGCACCTACATTTGGTATAGAAAATACACCCTTTGCAGCATTTGAATAAGTAGAAGGCTTGTATGTACTTGAATTTTCATTTGCATATTGGCTTAATATTTTAGACGTATTACCAAATGCATCACTTACAGGATTGCTTTCATAAACTGCCCCCGGTTTTCCACCTTTATTCTCAGGATCTAAACTATTAGCAGAAGCTGTATTACTAAAATTGGTACCTGGTTGACCGAAAATTAAAGGAGCATCTGAAACTGAATTAGTATCTGATGCAGCATTATAATAACCCGTAGCACTCTGGCCTATAATTGGACTTACAAATTCAGCCCAAGGTAATTCGTCTCTTAATTGAGGTAATATATTGCTTAGATTTTCTCCACCTGGAGAACCTGGTACTGCAAATGTTTGATCAGTTTTTAATTGATTCCATTTATTATAAACATTGTTAGTAATATATGGTACCCATACTTTAATCCTACCACGATGTTCAGGGTCATTGTTTTGTACTACTATACCCAAATATATGCTAAAATATAACTCTTGATCTCTCATATTATGTAGGATATTTCATTGTGTTTATATTTAATACAGAAGAATTACCGGTATTGCTGATATTGCCACTATTAATTACCACTGCACTATTATTAGTTAATGAAGATAGTGTGCTTTCAGATTGCTGAGTTAGAGCAGATGTAACTCCATTTTGAGTAACAATCTTATTAAGGTTTTGTACATCTGCAGTGCTTTTAATAGATAATGTTGTAGCCGCTACTGTACCAACTGTAGCTGTTATGTTACCAACGCTACTTGCAATAGTATTTGTTGCAGCTAAAGCACCTTGAGCAGTGCTTACTACTGATTTAGCAAGTGTACTTGCAGCTTGTATATTACCGATAACATTACTTACCGCAGGCATATCAGGTACATATGCACCTACTAATTTGCTTATAGATGGTAAGGTAACTTTAGGAATTAAATTCTGTACCTTTATCATAGCATCAGACAATAAACGACCTGGTGCTTTTATAATGTTATTAGTTTTATCTACAATTGAAGATAAGCCCTCTATGTTATAGGTATGAGACCAGCTAGAAGGTACTACTAAGTTACCGGTAATATGAGTAGAGAATGGTAATTTGTTCTTCAACGCTCCAACATCACTTGTAATAGTGCTCTGTAACGAACCAGCTATACCCTTTATAGCGTTAACTTGTTGTAAGAATGTACCCTTTAAAGGTCCAAAATTAGCTGGGGTATAGCCATTGAAATTAGTTTGTATACTAGAATTTAACCCTTTCATAACACTTAACAACCGGTTTGGTATTTTATGAGATATGCTCGGACTTACAGCGTCGTTACCATATGTAGGATCGGTAGGATCATCTGTCTCTGGAGCATATGTAAGTGTACCTACTGAATCAGAAAAATCTTGATACACTCCAGGCGAATCTAACTTAAGCTGTGATGTAACTGATGGATGAGAGTAAAACATCGCATTATCCCACCACCCGTTAAACCACTGAGGGTCAAGTGCAGATAAAGATTTGTTTATAGAAAAAACCGGATTAGGTGCATATACAGCTAAGCACGGATCGTTTAAATGATTGAATAAATCTATTTTCGAACCTATAGGGTTAGATGAAAAACCTGTACTATAATCTGCTTTAGCTATACCTTGTTCACTTTCATAACCTAATGCAGTATAACCAGGTAGTAGTATTTTACTACTATAGTAGTCAAATGTTTGTATTACCTGTGTTGCACTTAAAGCCATATGTTTATTTAAGCTATATTATTATCAATGTTAATATTCTCATTAGCGTGTACACGTACAGCGGTAATGTTGTTAGTATAATCGGTATCTGTGAATTTATGTACTACCTTATAAACCATCCATTGGCCAAGTAATTTATCACTATATTCATTTAGAACCCCACCACTTTCACTTTCAACACTAATAAACGTACTTGCTTCCCGTATTACAGAACCTATTGCTTCAAAGTTTAAAGAAGTATTATAAAATACAGCTCCTGCTAATAAAAAGTTACGAGCTTCAGCCAATTGACTGATCTTGTCAGGACTTAACGAATGTACATTTCTTACTGAATGAGTATCAGTTTTAGTCTTGTTTAGAGTCAATAAAGTATCTGGCTTAGAATATAATTTAAACTTATTAGTATAATTTATATCAATAAAGTTCTTTACACTCTCAATAGTATTATTAGCAAAGTCTACGCTAAATGTTTTATTTTTATGATTATTACTATAACAAGGTGTTGTTATTAGTTCAAACGCATTGTCTATAGTAGACATATCTACTATATGTAAGTTTTTTATAGTACTTGTGATGGGGTTTTGATAATTAGTGTATAGATAAGAAGTCGAACGTACAGGAGAGTTAGGAAGTGCAAAAGAGTATTCGTTGCCTCTATCCCCTGTTTGATCCGCTACTGTAATAATTTCTCTTTGTAAGTCACCTGCTTCTGGAACTGCTATACCTGGTCTAGTACTAGCACTACTCTTAACAGCTCTAGAAAAGAAATTACTATAAGAAACTAACCTCCATTGTTTAGTGAATCTGGTACGAGAAAGTATACATGGATCAGCTCCGCCGTTGCTACCTATTTGAGAGCTTACATGCTTTTTGATTAGATACTCTAAACTATTAGCAGCAGTATAGTTTGCTGGTGCAGTATAAAATATCTTGCTCGATCCTACATCCCAATCCTTACTAAACACTGGTGCAGGGTTAATATAGTTTTGTAAACTCTTATTAATTATAAGTTTTATAACATTACCCGTATTAACCAATTTCTGTTCATCAGTTGCATAAGCAGGTACAATACTTGCAGGTAATAGTTCATTCGAAGAAACAGGTAAATTGTACTCAGACATTATTTGATGTTCATATTCCCACAAATAAAGCTTTAATTGCTTTTGCTTAGATGTTTCACCTACAATTTCTTTACGATCATATATAGAGAATGCATACGACATACCCCATACGTCATAATCGATTTGCAAATTGCTATCCTTTAAAGTATCATCATCAATCGGTTTAATAGCTATATACACAATATCTCTACCATCGTTTCTAAACTTATAGTACTTGTCCGGGGTATCGCTAGAGTATAGCTTTTTTTCAAACAAGTTATCTGGATTTTTTATTGTAAGAGCAGCTACCCTATACCAATCTCTACTATCTTCTTCTATTTCTAAATCTACAACACTTGCAAGGTTTAATTGAAATCTATTACCCTGCAAATTGTCAAATACAATATCTATCTGGTATTTTTGACCATTATATATTCTTGTATTAATCTCATTTAATTGAGGATTATTATTGACTAATGTTGTTGCTATAGCCATTTATTGACTCTGAGTTATTTGTTGTAATATAGCTGAAACATATGCAGGTGTTAATATTTTTAGGGTAGTACCTGCTTTTGGAAACTGTATAGGGTTTTGTATATTGTTAGTACAACATATTAACCACCACAGCTGCGGAGTGTTGTAAGCTTTTTGAGAAATTAAAGTCCATGGCATGTAATCAGTAGTTACAGTAAAAATGTTATATGTACTATTATCTAAGTCGCTCGGTATATTAACTGTACCTAGCAAATTATAAAAATAATTTTGTTGTGTACTGTACACATTTGCAGTGTAAACATTAAACAGATTCTCTAAGTTTAATAAACTTAGATTCTGTAAACCAGTAATATTGTTTTGTTTTTGTCCGGTTTCCATGTTTAATAGTTGCCTGTTGATTGCCCGTTTACGTTTATTTTGCTAGAATTGTTATAAGAGTTATAGAATAAGTTACGTGTATTTGATAGTAAACTCCTTAACGTCATTGTAACTTTATAAGCTTCTGGAATCATTTTAACATTGTCATCAACAATTGTTACCATGTCTCCGGTGTTCATATTAATTAAACGTGTAGTGCCTTCGTTAGTTACTTTTAAAGAGGTCATCGCTGCTATAGGGAAGCGTTTATAACCAGGTACGTCTACCTCGTACACACACGGAGGATCTAATAAGTTTATACTTCTTCTATTAGGTAAGTTTTGATAAGTTAAAGACCATAAGAAATTCCAATTATTTCTAATATCATTTAT